TTTAGCATAATCAAAAGCCATATTATATGCAGTAACTGTGGGATTATATTTGCCAATGGCTTGATTAATCCAACGATTAATAGCATTAACAGAAGCCAACATTCTAGTTCCTGAATCTAATAATGAAACATATTGTTTTTTGCGTTTATTTAAACCCTCATAACCCCAAATGTCATTTGCGGCTTTATCATGGAATAACTCCATTGAATCATAATGACCTTTGACCATTACTGCACATTGATTATGTATATTACCTTTTCGGTCAACAATAATACAAGCAAAATCTGCAACAGTATCATTAATTGTTGTTTCGGTGTCGATAATCGCAAAGAATTGTTTTTTAGCCATTTTGTTTATTTCTGTTTAAGTTTAGATTATACCACAAAAGAATAACCTTGTCAAGTGTAAGGGTATTAATGACCTTGTTTAGAAGGTACATAAACACCACGAATATTAAATCTGTCACAAACAGCTTTTAAATATGTTGCATTATCTTCGTAAAATGTAAATTCAGCATCTTTAAATGTAATTAAATTAAAGAATTTTGCTAAACCATTAATTTTTAAAGTAGCACCAGAGATATTAGAGTTTTCAGGTCTTGAAATAATATAATCAGGTTCACCGAGAATCTCATTAATAAATGAATAATCAGGGGTATTAAGAACACGGGCAGTAGCAATAATGACATAACAGTTTTCATCTTTTAAATCCTTTTTATATTGTTCGGCTAATGGCAATAATGAATCATTTAATGCCAAATCTTGATTTTCTCTCCAATAGTTTAAATCTATTCTTTCACCATTATCATCAATAATAGTGCGATAACGATGGAGAGAACAAACGATTGTTCCATCCATGTCATATATAGAAACCTTTTTAATTTTAGCCATTTTCTTTTATCCTTTATTTAGTGTAATTATACAGAGCTTTGTTCAAACTGTCAACAGATAAAAATTCACAGGGGTGTGAGCTTTTTTCTTGGTGTTGTTTTTTCTGTTCATGTGTCCTATTATATCAGGCTTTAAGTATTTGTCAACCCCTTGAGCAAAAATACAACATAGGTGTTTACCCCTATTGACAAAACCTAGAAGTATGCTATAATTGGCGCCGCAAACCTTTGTATTCAAAATTTTCTGAATACAAAAGTATTAACCGCGCCCTAACGTCCGCGGAGCGGGGCAAAAATGAATACCTGAGTATTCAAATATTTTTGCAAACCTTGGTATTCAAAAAGAAACAATATCAACCCCATAGGCATTGTTAAAATATTCTCGCCATTTGGTAAACTCTGATTTTGTATCATGCCCTAAATCTAGGTCATTTTCCATTTGCCAAGCATGAACATATTCATGGGCAAGTGTAGAAAATAAATCACGATCTGATTTTATTTCTGATGTAGCAAACCTAATTCTATGATTTATTTTTTTATCTGATAGTTTTGTTCCTTCATACATTCCCATGCATGAATCACCATCAAAACGCAAAACCTTACATTTTGCAAAGTTAATACGATGCTTCAATTTGAATTCATCTTGAAGCATTAATTGAAATAGTCTTAGTCTATCTGATTTTATCATATTAAAACAAAACAGCATAAAGAAAAATTGCGGCAAGGAACATCAGTTTCATTAATACAACTGATATCCAAAAGTGAAAGTCACGATCTATTTTATCTCTCATATCATACCTTATAAATTGGGTTAAATACCATAACAGCTTTTAATTCACCATCTACAACTGAACAGTAAGTAAAGGGAATTTTGCTAACGATTGCTTCGTTTAAGAAGTCTTGCATTTTAATATATTGTGTCATCATGTGTTCTATTATACAGGGTTTTTAAATATTGTCAACAGATAGGGGCAAAAGCCCCTATTGTTTACATGGTCTTTTCAGTCCTAATAAAATCGGCAATTTTCATCAAAGCAATTTTGTTTGCTTTGGTTAATGATTCTGTATCTGCTTCGGTCAATCCCAAAGCATTGCCAATGAAATCGGCATGAACATCTTTTTTAATTGGTGTCTCACCTGATTTTGTTTTGTAGGCTTTAGCTACATAAACTTTTTCTCTTGAGAGTTTAGCAACAACAGAACGAACAGTTTTACCAAGTGAATCGGCAATGCTTTCAACAGTCATGCCCGATTGGTATTGAGCAATCATTTTCTCTGTTTGGTCTTGAGTGTAGTTTACAGTTTTGTTAGTCATATCAGTTTCCTTTAAAAATTAAATTATATCACAATGGCTTCATCATTGCAAGCCATATCCACAATGGAACAAAGGTTATTGCAACAAACAATGTTGCTTGCAACAACTCTTTTAAAAATTTACTCATGGTTAGTAACCTCTTTCAATCCTAATTTTGCCAAGTACTTGGCAACGTGTAAAACAGTATTACCGAATTCGTCTTTAAATTCGGGGTTAATAACTGTATAGCTACCTTCAAAGGGTAGGTCATCTAAGTTTAGGTTTAGTTGTTTAGTGTATAGCATTTTGATTTCCTTTAATCTATGTGTCCTATTATACAGTGTTTTGTAGTTTTGTCAAGGGTTTTTTCAACTATTTTCTAGGTGTTTTCCCTATGTAAACTTTTGTTTTCTGTACAATCCTTTTCTCTTTTCTTACCCTCTATTATATAGAAGTCATCTACAAATGTCAAACCAAAACCGAAAACAAAAGTTTACATTAGCATAAATACAACATAGGGATAAACCCCTATTGACAGGGCGGTTAGTAGACTGTATAATACCCCATGCTACTGGGCCCCCCGACACGGCCACTATAAGGAAATTTTCCGAAACCCTTAAGGTGCCAAAATCTACGCTTGTTAAAATATCCCTAAACTGATATAATCAACACAAAAGGAGCATAACATGACAACTCATCTACCTGCCGAAACAGTTCGAATCAGTCCAGAGGCATTGGAAGTTGCCAACGCCTACTTACAATTAAACGATGCCAGGTTAGTCGCACAAGAACTGGACTTAGACCCAGAAACTGTAACTAATCTACTAGCCCGCCGCGAAGTCAAATCGTATATTGATTCAGTATTTTTTGATTCAGGCTACAACAATCGCTTTTTAATGCGTCGCGCTATGGATGCATTAATCAAACAAAAGTTTCAAGAACTAGAAGAATCGCAAACTGGAAGCACCAAAGATATTGCGGAATTATTACAAATGTCACATAAAATGTCTATGGATTTATTAGATCGTGAAATTGCACTAGAAAAAGCACGCACCCAAACTGGCCCACAAAAGCAAGTTAACGTGCAAATCAACGAAGGTCTAGACGGATCAAAGTACTCACAACTAGTACAAAAATTAATCACAGGAGAAGGCGTATGAACCGTAGGCCACTACACTTTATTGATCGCAACAAAGAATATGAACTAATAGAAAAGTTACTTACAATTGTTGACAGCTCTAGTTACGACCCTAAATCTACAGCAGTTTTAATGGTTTCACCAGATTACTCAGCTACAGTTGCAATGCACTTAGCTCACGCTTGGTCAACTAAAGGCGAAATCATTCCTATTATACCAGTTGAAGTTCCTTATCCAACTGAAACACCCGATGAATACAAAAAGAAACTAGCCATGCAACAAATGGATATTCGACCTTATCAACAACTAGTTTTAGTAGAAGCCGGAATTATTCGTGGTGGTAACTGGGCTTGGATCTTGGATATGTTAAAATCCTGGAACTATCAACGTGATCAAATCACACTAGTAGCACTATGCGAGAATATTCATTCACGTACCAAATCAGATTATGTTGGTGAATACTATGATGATAATACTCATGAACTAATGTTTTATTTTGAACGGTTCAACAAACACTGGGCAGTACGTTAATGTTATTAGTTTCACGCCCAGATGTTGAAGTAGAAGAAATTTTAGATTTTGACGCGCAGCAGCGATTTATTAAATTGCCTATTGTTAACTACTTAAAACTACTCAACATTTATGACACAATCAATCGTCCACAAGTTGCACTAATCAACGCAGTCAACGATCCCAAGTACCGTTTTATCTGTGCTGCACTTGCCAGGCGACTAGGCAAAACTTATATTGCCAACGTAATCGGTCAATTGGTCACCTTAGTCCCAGGGTCTAATGTACTAATAATTTCTCCTAACTATAACTTAAGTTCAATCTCTTTTGAACTACAACGCAAACTCATCAAACACTTTGACTTAGAAGTCGCTCGCGATAACTTAAAAGACAAAATTATCGAACTTTCAAATGGTTCAACCATTCGTATGGGCAGTCTTAGTACCGTTGATTCAACAGTTGGTAGATCGTATGATTTAATTATATTTGACGAAGCTGCACTAGGCGAAGGCGGTGAAGCAGCTTTTAATGTTGCATTACGACCTACACTAGACAAGCCCAATGCAAAAGCTATTTTTATTTCCACACCTCGTGGTCGTAATAATTGGTTTAGTCAATTTTGGCAGCGTGGATTTGACCCTAACTTTCCTGAATGGGTTAGCCTTCAAGCTGACTACACTGAAAATACTCGCATGTCTGAGTCGGATGTGCAAGAAGCCCGTCGATCTATGTCAAA